CGTGACCTGGTGGGGTGGACGAACATCAACCGGCCCACCCTCACCCGGCTGATCCTCAACCGGGTCATCGGCACCACCGACGGCACCCTGTCGGGTGGGGTGCTGCTGACACCGGGGAGCATCGGCGTCAGCAGTTTCCCGGTGCTTGAGGGGCAGCTGGGGATCTGACCCAAAACGTGCCCGGGGCCGGGGTCAGTCCCCCGACTCCCCACCCGGCCCCGGGCACCCACAACCGCAACCATCCCGAAGCGGAACTAGGAGGACAGCTGTGGCCCTCGTCATTGATATCGCCGTGAACACCAATCGCCTGTTCAGGGTGACCGCCCAGCGTCAGTGGCCAGATGGCCGGACAACCGATCCAGACACGATGGGCCGCTACGAGGTGCGCCTAGACGGGGATGTGACTGCGTGGCTCGACCATCGCTACGGCGACGGTGCGATCACCCTGGCCGAGAAGGCGATCATGGCGGTGCGGACGGTCGCGGCCTTCCGGGAGCGCGAACTGCTAGGTGACACACCTGTGGTGCCTGACGCGCCCACCGCATGACACGCCCACCATGCGCGTCCTGTCGCGCACCACACCCCCCCTGTGCCATGATGCACACACGCACTATTCGCGCGCCGTGACACAGGCAGCTAGGTGCCGTTTCATGCCGGAAGGCCCCCCCGTGACGTGGCGATGCTGGCGACACCGGAACCACCTAGTCCAGCCCCCCGGCGGCTGGCGGTGCAACCACCTGCGCTGCCTGATCATGCTGTGGCGCCGGAAGGCACCCCCGTGACCTGGTTCCAGATCCCCGCCATGCTGGCCGACATCCAGCGCACCATCCACACCCTCGACGCGAACGTGAGGCACCTGATGAGCCAGCAGGACGAGATCAACCAGGACGTCTCCGACCTCCAGGCCGCCGCCGCCGCCGCGCCGCTCATCGCCGCCCTCGAGAACGCGAACCCCGCGCTCGACCTGTCCGGGCCCGTCGCCGCGTTCCAATCCGCCATCTGACCCCATGCGCCGCCGCAACCGGTCCGACGTCCGCCGCTGCGACCAAGGCGAGTTACCCCCCATGCGGCCCTGCGGCTGCGACTGGGACACCACCGTCTTCGGCCACGCCTACTGCTGGAACACCCTCGGCGGCTTCCCCAAACACGTCACCTGCGGCTGCCTCGCCTGCACCTGCGACTGCCACAAGTGGTTGAGTGGCCAAGCATGGGACTGCGCATCAAAGTCTGGGACGATCCCAGCCAGCCAGATGACACCTACATCCTGGACCAGCTCATGGCCCTGACCAGCCTCCCCCTCGACCAGCTCCGCACCGTGATACAGCAAGTCAACGCCATGGGCCACCAGCGGGACCGGTGACCATGGCCGCGACGGCTGAGCAGATGGCCCTCGCCCACGCCAGAGCCAGGGCAGCCAGGAAACAGTCGGACGCATTCGCCCGCTACTACACCGCCGAGACGGACCCCGAGCGGGACGCCGCTGAGCGTGACTGGAATGCCGCACGAGGCGAGCTAGACGCTCTTCCCGGCCTGGTCTCACCCGAGGCAATAGCCAGGCTGCGGGCAGCATGGGAAGGCGGCTGACCATGGCTGAATGCGGCTCAGCCCTGACCGAATACACCCCGGTCGGCACGGTCAAGTTCGTATGCACCCAGGCAGCCGGTCACAAGGGCGCCCACTTCGACGCCGCAGGTCCCATGTCCTGGACATGCAGCGTCGCCGTCATCCCACCGCATGACCTCACCCGGCCCGGCTGACCATGACACGCTGGCATGGCAAGAGCACCACCCAGCGCGGCTACGGGTCAGAGCACCAGAAACTCCACGCCCAGTGGGAACCCCTCGTCGACGCAGGGATGGTCACCTGCCACGAGACCATCTGCCTCATGCCCAGCCGGTGGATCCAGCCCGGCACACCATGGCACCTCGGCCACACACCAGACGGCACCACGTGGATCGGGCCCGTACACCAGCGGTGCAACATCGCTGAGTCCAACCGTCGGCGCCGCGGCAGGCGCACACAGCAGCCGATGCGGTGGGTCACATCCCGCCAGTGGTAGGCAGTAGCCACCAGCATGCTCTGACCATGCAGGCATGGTGATCATGTGCTGTCCATCCATCAGTGGACCGGTCATCAGTGACCGGTGACCGGTCACTGATGACCGGTCATGCGGTCTGCCGTCGTCGTTGCGCGACACAGCCGGATGGTCACCGGTCACCATGCAACCTGCGTCACCGCAGCCCACGGCTAGGGGGGGCGGTCGGCGACGCACGGATGGACCGCTGCTGACCCCCAAGCCATCTGCGATTTACTTACAGTGTCAGCCTTCCGAGTTTGCGCAGGTCAGGTGCCGTGAGGACGACGAACAGCGGTCAGGTTGAGCAGACGCTGAAGGAGCTGCGGCGCCTCGGCCGGGTTGAGAAGATCGACGCGGCGGCGGTTCAGGCGCTGCGGTCGATGGCGCGGGCGCTGGACGCTGAGCCGCAGAATGCGGCGTTGTGGCGGCAGTACCGGGAGGCGCTCAGGGAGTTGACGGCGGATGACAGTGACGGCGGTTTCGATGAGGCCGTCGGCAACCTGTTCGCCGAAGTGGGCGACTCGCCGCCGGCCTGAGCGGAAGACGTTCGGCCCGGAGCTGGCGCGGATCGCGGCGGCGCTGGGGCAGCCGTTCATGCCGTGGCAGCATGACGCGGCCGAGGTCGGGTGTGAGATCGACCCGGACACTGGCCGCCCGGCGTACCGGGAGGTGATCGTCACTGTCCCGCGACAGTCGGGGAAGACGACGCTGTACCTGACGTGGCAGATCAACCGGTGTACGTCGCCGCGGTGGGCGCAGCCGCAGCGGTCGGCGTTCACGGCGCAGTCGGGGAAGGACGCGCGGGACAAGTGGCTGGATGAGCTGTTCCCGCTGATCCGCCGGTCGCGGAAGCTGCGACCGCTGGTGGCGCGGATCTATGAGGGCATGGGGAACGAGTACATCCGGTTCGCCAACGGGTCGCTGATCCGGCTGCTGTCCACGTCGACGTCGTCTGGGCATTCGAAGACGCTTCATCAGGCGGTGCTTGATGAGGTGTGGCATGACAAGGACAGCCGCCGTGAGCAGGGCCTGCGCCCGGCGATGATCACGGTTGAGGATGCGCAGATCCTGGTGTGTTCGACGGCGGGGACGGCGGAGTCTGTGGTGCTGGCCCGTAAGGTTGCGGCTGGCCGGGCTGCGGTGAAGGCGGACACGGGCCGCGGGGTCGCTTACATCGAGTATTCGGCGCCGGATGGGTGGGATCCGGCTGACGAGGAGTCGTATTTCGGGTTTATGCCGGCGTTGTGCCCGGATCCGCCGTGCCGCTGTGGTGGCGGGGCGTGGCGGCACACTGTGACGCTGGATGCGGTCCGCGGGGAGCGGCTGTCGATGGAGGCGGAGGAGTTCGCCCGCGCCTACGGGAATGTGCCGGATCTGTCGGGGCAGGTGGCGGATCTCGCGGATTTCAGCAACTGGGCGGCGTGCGCCGATCCGGGGTCGCAGGTGCTGGACCCGGTCGCTCTGGGGTTCGCGGTGGCGCCTGGCGGGTCGTCTGCGGCGATTGCCGTGGCTGGCCGCCGCGCTGATGGGCTGGGGCATGGGGAACTGGCCGATCACCGGCCGGGTACGGCGTGGCTGATGCCGCGGGTGCTCGAGCTGGTGGAGTCGCTTGACCCGTGTGTGCTGGTGATCAACCCGGCGGGCGCTGCGGGTGATTTTGAGGCTGAGCTGGTGGAGCACCGGTTCAGTGTGAAGCCGGGCCCGGGTGAGCGCAGGCTGCAGATCGTGGGGGCGCGGGAGTACGCGCACGCGTGCGGCGCTCTCGGCGATGACGTGGTCAATGACCGGTGGCGGTATCCGGGGCCGTCTCCGGTTGATGCGGCGGTTGAGGGTGCGCGGACCCGTCCGCTGGCGGATGCGTGGGCGTGGTCGTGGAAGCATTCGCCGGCGGACATCAGCCCGCTTGAGGCGGTGACTTTGGCGCGGCATGGGCATGCGACGCACGGTGTGAACCAGGTGCCGTTCTTCATGGCGCAACGATGAGCGAGGGAGACCGGTGCCGGTGACCAGCATCGCTGAACGCATCCCGCTGGATGAGATCACCGCGCAGGCCCGCCAGGTCAGGTTCGGCCACCTGCTGCTGACGCTGATCGCCGCCGTGTTCTTCGGCCTGGGGTGGATGGCGGGCCGGTTGTTCCTGGGTGTGGCGTGGTGCGCGGTCGCGGTGAAGGTCGGCTGGCAGGCGGGAGCGGCTCGTGGCGGGCCTGCTCGAACGGGTTAACGCGGCGGCCCGCGGTGACGAGTCCCGGTTCTCGATCGACACGTGGATCAGCCAGTACCTGATCCCGTCGGCGGGGACGTTCGCGTACGGGAATGTGACGTACCCGCTCGGGCAGGGGCTGCCGCAGACCCTCGCGGGGAACCGGGTCGCGGAGATCGCCAACTCGATTCCGGGGTACCGGATGGCGTTGCAGGCGTGCCCTCCTGCGTTCGCCGCGCAGATGGTCCGGTCGCTCGTTTTGTCGCAGGCCAGGTTCACGTTCCGGAACCGGATGTCCGCGAGCACGCCGCGGCGGACGTTCGGGAACCGGGATCTGGCGCTGCTGGAAACACCGTGGCCGAACGGCACGACGGGGGATCTGCTGTCCCGGATGGAATGGGACGCTGGGCTGGCGGGCAACGCGTACGTGCTGCGGCAGCCGGGCAGGTTGCGGGTGCTGCGGCCGGACTGGACGGCGATCCTGTACGGGTCGCAGCTCGAACCTGACTTCGCGTCGGGTGCTATCGACGCGGAACTGCTCTGCTACGTGTACCGGAACCGGGGGACGGAGGACCCGCACATCCTGCTCCCGGACGAGGTGGCGCATTGGAGCCCGATCCCGGATCCGGAGATGGCCGGTTTGGGCATGTCGTGGCTGACGCCGGCGATCCGGGAACTGCAACTGGACCGGCTCGGCACCGAGCATAAGATCCGGTATTTCGGGCAGGGCGCGACACCGAACCTGGTGGTCAAAGGTGTTCCGGCGGTGTCGCGGACCCAGTTCGAGGAACTGGTCAACGAGATGGAAGACCGGCACGCGGGTGTGGCGAACGCGTACCGGACGCTGTATCTGACAGCGGGCGCGGACGCGAGCGTGATCGGGTCGAACCTGCGGGACCTGGATCTGGAGAATCTGCAGGGCGCGACGGAGACGAGGATCGCGGTCCTGTCCCGGGTGCCGGCGGCTTTGCTGGGGATCTCGAAGGGCTTGAGTGGTTCCAGCCTGAACGCGGGGAACCTGGCGATGACCCGCCGGATCTTCTCTGACACGTGGGTGTATCCGGCGTTGCAGGATGTGGCGTCGTCGCTGGCGTCAATCACCACGGTGCCCCCGGATTCTGAGTTGTGGTTCAGCACGGACGACATGCCGATCCTGCGGGAGGACGCGAAGGACGCCGCCGACATTGAGGCGGTCAAGCAGGCGACGATCAGCGGTTATGTGAAGGACGGGTTCACGCCGGAGTCGGCGGTCGCGGCGGTCCGCGGGCAGGACATCTCGCTGCTGAAGCACACAGGGCTCGTGTCGGTGCAGCTTTGGGAGCCGGGTGCCGAGTCCCCGCGTAAGCCGGAGCCTGGGGCGGTGAGTCCCAGCCAGCCAGCCGGGGCACCCGTCCCAGTGCCGGCAGTGAACGGGAAGGCCGCAGGAGGCTGACATGAGCTACCACGTTGCGAAGTCCGACGGCTGCCCCATAGCGCGGCCGTGGGCAGTCCTGAAGGACGGCGACGGGAAGGTGCTGCGCTGCCATGTGGACCAGCAGTCCGCGCAGGACGACATGGATGGGCTGCTGCAGAACGACCCCGCCGGTGCTATGACCGCGCTGTCGGCGACCCCACTGGATCTCCCGGCCCGGGGCCCGAAGCCGTACGGCAGCGTCGCCTACGCGGACCCGAAGAACGGCAAGTACCCCATCGACACGGCCGCGCACGCGAAAGCGGCCCTTTCGTACATCTCGATGCCGAAGAACGCGGCGAAATACCCGCTCAACGGGGTCACCCTCGCGTCGGTGAAGGCGCGGATCATGGCGGCGTGCAAGAAGTTCGGGATCACCGTCAGCCAGTCGAACGCCGCGCACTTCGCCCCTGATCTGGATGTGGTGCGATCCGGCGAACTCATGGAGCTGCGGTCTGCGGATGAGTCGCCGGACGGGTCGCTGGGTGTCCTGACCGGCCGGTTCTCCGAGTTCGGCCGCTGGTACAAGGTGTCGTCCCGGTTCGAGGGCGACTTCATGGAACGCGTCGCCCCGGGCGCGACGGTGGACACGATCCGCGACGACCTTGACGCGATGCGGGTCCTGTTCGACCACGGGATGGACGCCCAGATCGGGAACAAGGTTCTCGGCCCGATCGACTCGCTGACCGAGCGCAGCGACGGCCCGCATTATGAGGTGCCGCTGTTCGACACGTCCTACAACCGGGACCTGCTGCCGGGCCTGAAGGCCGGCGTGTACGGGGCGTCGATGCGGATGCGGGTCACCGGCGACACGTGGGACGACGAACCCGCACGCTCGGACATGAACCCGGACGGGATCCCGGAGCGGACGATCACCCGCATGAAGGTGCCGGAGTTCGGGCCGGTGACGTTCCCCGCGAACCAGGGCGCGACGTCGGGGATCCGCTCCGGGACTGACGAGTTCTATCACCGGCTACAGCAGGTGGACGCCCCCGCGTTCGAGGACGCGGTGCGGTCGGCCGGCCTGCCAGCAGACTTCACCGGGCGGGACGGCGCGTGGAGCGCCCCCGGCGGTGAGCGCATGGACGTGCGCCAGGAAAACGGCGGGACGTCACCTGTCAACAGAGCGGCCCTGCGTGACAGGGCCTGGCGCATGAGGAGACAACCCACATGACCACCACCGATGAGAACCGGGCGGACTTCCTCCCCGGCAGCATGGACGACCTGCGGGGCCGCACCCCCGACGAGCTGCGGCAACTGTTCGAGGTCCTCGACGCGCACCTGAAGTCGCTGCATCAGACCGACGACGGGGAGATCCGCGACCTCGACGACGCCGAGCAGGGCGCGTTCGACCTCGGCCTGCAGATGCGGGAGGAGATCCTGAACCGGCTCGAGGAGCACCGCAAGATCAGCGAGGTGTTCCGCCGCCGTCCCGAGCAGGTGCAGCAGGCGTACGCGAACATCCGCTACGGCCTCGACGACCCCGCCGGCGACACGCGGCGGATGACGAACACTGAGGCGCGGGACCGGGCGCTGCGGATCCTCGACTCCCGCGACGCATCCGAACTGTCCGATGCGCAGAAGACGCAGGTCGACAAGTGGGTCCGCCGCGACCATGTCACCGCCCGGCGGCTCCTCGTCACCGAGAACGAGGACTACCGGTCGGCGTGGATGAAGATGGTCACCGACCCGCATCCGGTGCTGTCCCCGGAGGAGAACCGGGCGGTGCAGGCGTGGTACGAGTTCCGTGCGCTGGGTGACTGGACGACCACAGCGGGCGGGTTCGGCATACCTGTATTCATAGATCCGTCCATTATCCTAACCGCCCAGGAAAGCGGCAATCCATTCCTGGCAATTGCAAAACAAGTGACCGTTAATACGAACCAGTGGAAGGGCGTCTCCTCCGCTGGTGTGACGTGGGCGTTCCAGACTGAAGCCGCCGCCGTCACCGACAACAGCCCGGTGCTGGCGCAGCCCGCCGTCCTCGTCCACATGGCCCGCGGGTTCATCCCCTACTCGATTGAGGTCGGGATGGACTACCCCGGGTTCGCGTCGGAGATGTCCACGCTGCTGGCGCAGGGCTACGACGAGCTGCTGGTGCAGAAGTTCACCATCGGCTCCGGCACGAACGAGCCGAAGGGCATCCTCACCGCGATCTCCGCGGTCGCGGGTGACCGGGTGAAGGTCACCACCGGCGGCACGATCGGCGCCCCGGACCCGTACCTGGTGTGGAAGGCGCTGCCGCAGAAGTACCGCCGCAACGCGTCCTGGCTGATGAGTGTGGGTGTGAACAACGCGATCCGGCAGATCGGCGCCGCGAACGTGTTCCACGGCTACACCGTCAACCTGCCCGAAGGCTGGGCCGACCAGTTGTTCAACCGGCCCGTGTACGAGTCGGCGTACATGCCCGACACGACCACGTGGACGACCACGGCGGAGGGGCAGGCGATCGTCGGCGACTTCGCCAACTTTGTCGTCGCCCGCAACGGCGGCATGTCGGTGGAGCTCGTGCCGCAGCTGTTCCAGCAGGTCACTGCGGGCTCGGGGCCTGCGGTCCCGACGGGACAGCGCGGCTGGTTCGCCTACGCACGGATAGGTTCCGATTCCAGCAACACCGCTGGGTTCCGCCTCCTCGTCGCGAACTCGTGACCCGTGGCTGACCAGAAGGCCGCGCAGCGGCCGGAGAAGTCCCCAGCACCGGCGGCGGGACCGGTGCTGGGGTCAGCAGCGGCGTCCACCAGCCCGGAGGTGCAGAACCTCCTCGCCCACCGGGCCATCGCGGTCAGCAACGGCGACGACGACGCCGTCAAGGCCGTAGACGCGCAACTGGCCGAACTCGGCGTCGAATAGCAATAGCAGGCGTGGTGGCCCGGGGTTCCATGTGCCCCGGGCCACCACCCACACAGGAGGGGTGACGCATGCCGGTTATCACAGCATCAGGCGGCATCAGCCCGGGCAGTTTCGGCGTGACCGTGTCGGACGTCGGCGTGGCGAACCTGTCCACGGGCCAGGTCACCAGCGCCCCGTCAGACAATGTCGTGGACCGCGGCGGGTCGGTAGGGCCAGCCCTGCTCCGGCTGACGACCACTGTCGGCGCGACTCCTACATGTACGTACCTGGTTGAGGGGTCGGCGTCCGGCACGATCTGGTTCCCGATCCAGAACGCCGACTCGGCGACGCCGCAGACGCTGGTGATCACCACGTTCGTCATCACCACTGCGGGCACGTTTTTCAGGCTGATCCCGGCGCTGATCCCGGTGCGGTTCCTGCGGGTGACGTACTCGGCGAACACGAACGTGACCAACACCCTCGACGCCTTCATCTACTGAGGCGCCACCACACATGGGAGAAACCGATGCAGGTCGTGTACGCGAAATATGGCGGGCAGGTGGAGACCCCTGACGGGGGCCGGCACAACGTGCAGGGCGGGCAGCACTGGCCCGCGGACGACCCGGTGGTGAAGGCCGACCCGGGCAGGTTCAGCACCGACGCCCGGTATGGGGTGTCGTTCTCGTCGCCGCCGCCGGAGCTGTCGGAGGCGCCGGTGGAGCAGGCGACCGCCGGGCCGGGGGAGAAGCGGGCCGCGGTGCGCCGTGGCTGACCCCGCACCGGAAGACCGCGCCGGGGCGGTCACTGTCGCCTACGTGCATGAGAAGAACCTCGCCGCGTCATTTCACCATTGCATGATCGAGATGATCGGGTGGGACCTGGCGCACGAGGCGCGGATCATCCGCGGCGGCTACAAGGCGTGGACGTGCGGCACCGACGGCCTGGTCGATTCGCGGAACAAGCTCGTCGCCGCGTTCCTCGCTGAGGACACGGCGGACTGGCTGTTCTGGATCGACACCGACATGGGGTTCGCGCCGGACACGATCGACCGGCTCATGGCCGCCGCCGACCCCGAAGAGCGGCCGGTCGTCGGCGGGCTGTGCTTCACGCAGCGGGAAGAGACCTCCGACGGGATGGGCGGGTGGCGGTGCCGCGCCACACCCACCGTGTTCGACTGGACCGTCCTCGAGGACGCGGGGCAGATGGGGTTCAGCGTCCGGTGGAACTACGCCCCGGACACGCTGACACGGGTCGCGGGTACCGGGTCGGCGTGTGTGCTGATCCACCGGTCGGTGTTCGAGAAGGTCCAGGCTGAGTACGGCACGTGGTATGACCGGGTGCCGAACACGACCATGGGGCAGGTCATCAGCGAGGATCTGTCGCTGTGCCTGCGTGCCTGCGCTTTGGACATCCCGATCCACGTCCACACCGGGGTCAAGACGACGCATCAGAAGACGCTGTGGCTCGCCGAGGACGACTATTACGGGCAGGTCGCCCTCGCCCAGATGGTTCCGCCAGTGCCGGACGCCACCGAGGAGACGGCGGTCATCGTCCCGGTGCTGGGCCGCCCGCAGAACGCGGCACCGTTCATGGCCTCGCTCGCCGCATCGGGTGCGCCGCTCGCCACCGTGTACGCGGTCATCGACGGGGCGGATATGGAGACGGCGAATGCGTGGGGAGACGCCGGGGCACAGATCCTGTACCGCGGCGGCGAGCCGCCGGGGACGTTCGCGGAGAAGGTCAACCTCGGCTACGCCATGACCTCCGAGCCGTGGCTGTTCCTAACCGGCGACGACGTGAAGTTCCATCCCGGGTGGCTCGACCAGGCGCAGCATGCCGCCCGCGACGGCGCCGACGTCATCGGCACGAACGATCTGCACAATCCGCGGGTGACGGCCGGCGACCACGCGACGCATCTGCTGGTCCGCCGCGCCTATGTGGACGAGCGCGGCGGGTCCTGGGACGGCCCGAAGGTCGTCGCCCATGAGGGCTACCGGCACTGGTTCGTGGACGACGAGATCGTGACCGCGGCGAAGCAGCGGGACGCATGGGTGATGGCGTTCCACTCGAAGGTCGAGCACCTGCACCCGCTGTGGGGCGGCGCCGAAGACGACGCCACGTATGCCCTCGGCCGCGAGCACATCGACCAGGACCGGGAACTGTTCACCGCGCGGCGGGACGAGCACACCAGTGCATGACCAGGCAATGCAGTGGATCGCCAAGTACGCCACCAGCGAGCCGGTGAAGGTACTGGACCTCGGCGGCCGGGACATCAACGGCACCCCCGAGCACCTGTTCCCCGGCGCCATCTGCTACACGGTGCTGGACCTGCGCGACGGCCCGGGGGTGGACATCGCCGCAGACGCCGCCACATGGCAGCCGACCGACTGGTGGGACGTGGTGATCTGCGCCGAGACGTTCGAGCACACCGCGGCATGGCGGGCGATCATCCGCACCGCCTACACGGCGTGCTCGCCCGGGGGCCGGTTCATCGTCACCACCGCCGCACCCGGACGGCCGCCTCATTCGGCGGTGGATGGGGAGTTCCGGCTGCTGCCGGGGGAGCATTACGCGAACATCCGCCCGGCTGAGCTGGCGCTGGCGCTGTCTGCGGCGGGGTGGGCGGATGTGCTGGTGGATGTGCAGGCGTTCCCGTGCGACGTGCGGGCAACCGCGGTGAAACCTGAGGGAAAGTGAGTTAAGCGATGGCCATTGCCCGCTACTACAAGGTCGGCGTCTTCGACACCTCGACGCCCCTCGCCACCGGTGGCACGTCGACGGTGACGACCCCGATCCCGCTCCTGCACGGCACGACCATCGCCACGCAGGACGTGAACATTTCCGCGATCCGCTGCAGCGTGATGGGTGCGGCGTCGTTCCCGGCGAACGCGTCGGTGGTGTTCTCGCTGAACATCGCGACGGGTGCGCAGGCCGGTGGTAACGCGGCGGTGGCGCGGCTGCTGTCGGGCGGGTCGGCACTGGCGGCGAACACGACGTTCCTGACGGCGGGTGGCACGTCGGCGGCGGCGATCACGACGGTGACGATGACAACCGAACTGTGGGCGCAGTCGGTGCCGTTCACCGCGGGGTCGTCGTGGGGTGAGTGGTTCACGCCCGGGTTTGAGATCAACATCCCGATCTCGACGAAGTTCGCCCTGTTCGTGACCGCGTCGTCGGCTGGTACCGGCACCACGTTCGCCGGCGAGCTCGAATTCACCGAGTGAGAACGGTCTAAAGCTATGGCTATCAGCGACGTCTACACCGCGCGGTCCGGGATAGTGACGGTGGCGACGACGGCTGCGACGCCGCTGATGTCCCTGATCAGCCCGGCGACGAAACGGGCGTGGGTCGTCGGGGTCCGCATAGATGTCCAGGCGACGACGGCGATCGTCGGCTCCAGCGTCCTGTTCCAGCTGGCCCGTCCTGGGAACACGCACACCGCGACCGGGCTCGCGACGGTGCCGGCGCATGACTTCTCGGCGCCGAACTCGATTTCGTCGCAGGCGCTCACCTGGTCGACGGCGCCGACGATCGGGACGGTGCTGTGGGAGCAGGAGCTGCCGCAGACGTCGGGGTCGTCGTGGGAGGAGTTCCCGCCGGCGGGGTATGAGTGGCAGGTCCCGGCGATCGCGACGGCGGCGGCGAACTCTGGGCTGCACCTGTTCGTGACGGCGACGGCGGCGACGTCGACGACGTATGTCGCTGACCTGGTGTTCAGCGAGTAACGGGTGACGTTCGGCGGGTCGCAGCAGGCGAATGTGGCGGCGGGTGCCGCGACCTGGGGGAAGGTTGCCGCTGGGGCTGGGAATGCCACCAACTCAACTTCGCTGGTGATCAATTTGCTGGTGGCCGCGTCTGACGGGGATCTGCTGTTCCTGTACGTCGCCGGGTTCTGCGCTGATGGTGCCGGGTCGATCAGCTGCTCAGGTTTCACCACCCAGATTCAGGGTGCCGGCAACCTGAGCGCGAGCCACCCGTTCTGGGCCGGGACGCGGATCGCTTCCGGTGAGGGCACGGTTTATACGGTCAGTTTCACCGCGGCGGCGTGGGCGGTGGGGTGCCTGCTGGTCCTGCGGTCCACCACGGGCGTCAAGATGGTGGCGAATACGGCGGTGTATGACACGGCTTCCGGTTATACGACGTCGCTGCCGAACCCGTCGCCGCCGCTGACTATCGCTACCCCGCTGGACGCGACGATCTACGCGTGGGGTGGTCAGGATTCGGTGCTCAGCGGGGCCAGCAGTGTGGATCTGCAGCAGAGCGGGATGTCGGACATTTTCGGGACGGGCACAACTACCGGCGCGTGTGCTGGCTGCGGGTGGGCGGTGAACGCCGCGTCGCC